CCGAGGGTAAGGTCAATCCTTTTGATCTTTGGCAAGGTGCTCATTTCAAGTTGAAGGTAACCCGTCAGAATGTTAATATGGGTGGTCGTAACGTATCATTCCCTAACTATGATGAGTCCGTGTTCCTCGCACCAGGTCCGCTATCAAAGGACGATGATGAGATGGAAGCAATTTGGAAGCGGGAACATTCTCTCAAGGAGATTGTTGATCGTAAGAACTTTAAGACCTATGCTGAACTTAAGGCACGCCTTGATGATGTTAATGGTTACACAGGTTCACAACCAGCACCACGGGCGCCTGCGTCTGTAGAAGAGGAAGCACCTTGGGTAGAGACGCCTAAGCCAGTTGCCAAGAAGGCACCAGCACCAGTTGTGGAAGAGGAAGAGGATGAAGACCTCGCCATGTTTCGCAAGTTGGCTGAGGACTGAGACTTTACAAGATAACTATTAAGAAGGGGCCTACGGGCCCCTTTTTTATTGTTTATTACCTAACGTGAAATCGTTACCCGTATCTCTTGTAGCACCTTCATTAAAGTATGCTCTACCAATGGCACGTTCTAAAGTCGGACTCTTAAATGGATCTATAGCAATTGATGGTAATTGGTTCATCATACTCTGATGTTGAATATCAGGTTTTTCCTGGGTCACAGGTTTCTGTGGTGGTGTGGACTTAGTATTATCATATGCATTACCTTTACTAACTTCTTCTCTCAAGGCACCCAATTCCGCTTCTGTAGCATTAGGTGCAGGACCAATACTTTCAGGTTTTGTCCTAATAACAGGTTCCGCCTCTGCTTTTGGCGGCACTATACCAAGATTTCCAAGTGCCGATTTTATTTTATCAGAATATGATGCGGGTTTAGGTTCAGCAGTAGCAGTCTCAACAGCAAATTTATCTGATGGTCCTGGTGCTGTACCACCTTGCTTAGATGCTACCCTAGTTTGTGCTTGTTGATATTGATTGTGATAAGCGAGGGTGTCCGCCATTTCATTTCTGAAACGCCGTGACTGAGAAGGAATAGCCTGACTTCTTTCATGAAATAATGCCTTGATCATTTCTTCATCACCTTGGGCACCGGATTCTACGGCTCTATCAATAAATTTATAAGATGTGTTTCTGCTCTGAACACCCATACTATGTATTGCTTCTTTAATAGCAGGATTACTTATGTTTATACCTTTATTTTGAGCATACTTAACAAAAGGATCATAGTGTGTGCTATCAATAAAGGCCTGTTGTGCTTTTGCAAATCCTTCTTTATCTTGTGCCACAACTTGGTTATAGACATCAGTAAATTCTTTTGTACCTGGATTTAAACCTTTAAATGAATCCGCATATTGTTTACCGTAATTGGAACGTAAAAATTCACCCATCGTTCCACCTGTTTGCTTTCTTGCACCTGGTGTTCTTGAAGAAAGTTGGTGGGCACCATAAGATACACCGCCTGGATCTGCTACCTGTCTTTTACCTTTTCTCAACATACCTGATGAAACTGTTTCAATACCACCTTTTGCACCTTCATATTTGGCACCAATATGTCCTAACGGTCTAATGTCCATCATACCTGTATTAGGATTAATCGACATCGTTTCTTTCTCAGGATTGACAGTAAACTGGTCACCTTTGGAGTCGGTTACAAGGGCAGTATCACCTTTATGTGGTTTGCGTAGGCGAGTCATATGAGCATGACCATGTATCTTATGTCTACCACCACCTGCGTGTGCAGGAGTGTTAGCAGGAATTTCAGTTAATATTTTGCTGGTATCCATTCCCAACATTTCTTGGAACTTTTTATAGTTGCCGATTTTGGCCTGTCCTGTTTGAGCATCATAAGAAGAATTGGTTTCTTTCATAAGTTTTGCTGTATCACCGTGCTTCCAAAATCCATCCCAGATAGTATCATCAGGTACGGCACCAGCAAACATACCAGCTTCTTCCTTAAACTGAGGCGTTTGTCTTATGGCACCAATCAATGCTTCTCTATTGACATTAAAGGTTTTAGAACCTTCTGCTTGTTTCTCTGGTTTATTAACGGTAGCAGTAGAAGTAGGTGTCTTTGCCTGTTCTTGAGATTGCTCAAAATCAAGTTGTTGTTCTGGTATATCCGGAGCATAAGATGGCGGTGGAGGTACAGTAGGAACACCAGTTGTTGGTTGAGTTGTTACTTGTGTCTTTGCCTGTTCTTGTTGAGGTTGACCTCCGGAAACTGGTGATACCTCTGCACTTGGCTGAATAACACCATTGGCCGATAATTTATCCAATCCTGCTTGGTTTGGTTCATGTATAACAAAGTTATCATAACCATTGGATAGAAAATGTGATTGAACGGTATCAGATGCCCATTGGTTAGGACCTACCTTAATTTGAGCATGTCCTTGTCCTCTACCGCCTCCAGTGGATGATATAACTGTACCAATTGGCAAACTGGCGAGATAGTCGTTTGTCAAATAATCTTTACCAATACCTCTACCTGTTTTAAACAGGCCTGAGTTTTGGAAATAGTTATTACCTCTTGATAAAGAACCTGCGGTGCCGTCACCACCTATACCATTATTAATAAATGCAGAATGACCATACATATGGCCTGCCATAACTCTGGCGCCTTTGCCACACATGTGAGTATAGTTGTCAACGCCTTGAGATAAAGCAAATTTAGAAAAGTCTGGTGAAGAACCTGGTGAACCTGGTGTACCGCCGCCTGGAGACGAAGGTGTTGTAGGAACATTGAATTGTGATATCTCTCCTCTTCCAACCGCAGACCTTAATTGTGCGTTCCAACTTGTCCAATTTTGTTGACCTGATTGGCGTAACAATGCTAACGCAACTCTTGTTTGTTCTTCTTTCGTTGCCTCCATAGCACTTGTTGCGGTAATACCTAGCTTAGGTGCAATATTTCTCCAATTGGTATTAGTTAGCTGGAAGTATCCTTGTGCAGTATGTGTTTTATCATTAATATAATTAGGAATATTTCTGTTTCCAGATTCATATTTCAGAACCAGACCTAAAAAGTTTCGTTCTGATGCTGTCATGTTATCTACATTTGGAACACCGGATCCTGAAGTGGCGGCGCCTTTGCCAGTACCACCTTCTCTTGCTATTCTTTCTCTAGCACCAGGGCTGGATGTTCCTAATTTCTGATCAATGTCATCATAATACTTTTGTGTTTCTGCTTGTGTTCTTTTGGTTATAGCCTTTTGGAATCCACTAACATCAGGTAATCCTCTTCTGAAGTAATCAGGAAAAAGTTCTGCATATTGAGTAGGAGTAAGCAAAGATAATAGACGACTACCATACTCAGGATTTGCTGCTTCACGCATCCTTTGTTGTGTGGTGAGTTTTTTAAGTTTCTTAGTAAGTTCTTTTGACTTTTTGGTGGCCATTACATCTTAACTCTTTTGTTTAATCTGCCTCTTTGCTCGTTTCTCAAGTCTCTTATTCTTTCTTCTTCGGCCTTAATATGTGCCTTTAGTAGATCAACATATATTAGTTTTTCCCAAGGCATCATCTTTTCAATTTCTGTTATCGACCACTTGTGATGATGCATCAAAGCAAAGTTAGATTTATAATGGTTCTCTAGTGTATCATGGCCCATTATTAGAAAAAAAAATCATAGAAATCTGAATACCTCACCTTATGTTCAAAACCACATTTGGTACATTTGGCTTCCAATCTAACAACAAATGTTGGTGCATTATCCACAAACTCTTCCAATTTCTTATAGTTTTTCTCGGTTAAACTTTCAACAAACTCAATCAACTCTTCTTTAGTGGATTCTTTTGCTGAATGTTTTCCTTTTTCGTCCCAGATATAATCAATAGCATTTGCAATAATATGTGTCTTGGCATCCATTTCACTTTCTTCCAACTTTTTCATTGCTGCATAGTTTGGATATTTCAGTTTAACACCAGCAACATCTGATAATGCTATCTCGTCTTTGATACCTTCTGGTCTTTCAATCTCAATGTTACTTACATCCATTTTGCTAGGAAATACATTACCACAAATCACACCTTCAACCTCATTATTGCAAGTTAGATTGACCTCCACATTCTCACCAATAGACTTTGCTCTGAGAAAGATAAACAGGTAATCAATATCAAAAAACGGTAGTCTATCAACATTGACCTCACCGGTGATTATGCAGTTATTAATAACCTGCTTAACTGTTCTTGTCACATCGTCCATATTTTTGGTCTCTAATGCCATTAACAATAACTTTTCCTCTTTTACCGAGAATGGTCTGACAGTTAAACTTTTACCATCAGACGGTAGTTCTATATTATAAGTCGGTAAATCAATCTTTGGTAATGCCATAATATATCTCCATTATTATTTTGAGGTAATTGATGTTAGTATCTGTGCTGCTGGTGAAAGGGCCGTTTGTGCAGGTTGTGCCACATAGCTGTTAATATAAGTATTATTACCAGGACGGTCCCAATACTTGTATGTTAAGGATACCTGTAATCTAAGTATGTCCGAATTATCTGCCCATGTAACTTGCTGAGGTGCTACAAAAGATGGCCAGCATTTATACAGTTTGTAATTATAGATAACCTGTGGATATGATGATATCGAGGAATCTCGACCTACACCATATTCAGAAAACTGGAAAATTTCAACATCACAGTAATAGTTATCTGGATAGTTAAAGTTAAACTGGTTGCTTGGATTGATTATCTCTTGCCAGTCATCAAAGAACTGTCTTTCAAGACTGTTGTTGTTACATATTAATGAAAGATTACATGGCCCATATTTAACATTGTTTGGCAACTCTTGAGTAGGTCCATAATATCTGATCTGGTTAACATCAAATGAACGGCCAGGAAATTCTACAGCATCACAGACATACATAAAGTCACCGATGCTCTGAGAATAATCAAGAATACTTAAATAATTAGTACCGGCGGCCGGTGTTCTTATCATTATTCTGACCGCAAATCGGCAACCTTTGGCTGGACCACCAAAAGCATTTACTTTGGCGGCAAATTTGGG